GAAGAGATTTCGGTGCATTTACACTATCTCCCCGAGCGGCACAAGCGCCCATAGGAACATATAGCCCAGAGTATCTCGCACCAATATCGGAACTAGGGGAAGGTGAGCGCGAAAGACTTGCTGGACTATTGGGAACGCCGTTAGGTGCTGGGCTAGGATTATCTTCTATAGATACAGCACCGAGTCCGATAGAATCAGCAGAAGCATTAATCAAGGGGTTGGGTAGTGATCAGTCGGTCTAAAATAGGCAAGCAACTTACTGGCTCAGTTAGTAAAAAAGAGAGGTCAACAATGTCCAGATTCCAAAGCACAGGAGATGATGCCAGAGATTTGGAAATCATTCGCTCTGCAAAAGATATTGATGATGGTCCAACGGGTATGAAGTCAGGCGGCAAAGTTAAGAAAAAATCAAAGAGTCGAGTCAACGAAGCTGGCAACTACACAAAACCAACCATGCGTAAACGCTTGTTTAATAGAATCAAAGCTGGAGGAAAGGGTGGGCGTCCCGGTCAGTGGTCTGCTCGTAAGGCACAGATGTTGGCCTCTGCATACAAGAAAGCAGGTGGAGGCTATAAGAACTGATGGCTTTGAAAAAATCACAACAGTCGCTAAAAAACTGGACTGCCCAGAAATGGAGAACTAAATCTGGCAAGCCATCTACGCAGGGAAAAAAAGCGACAGGTGAAAGGTATCTTCCAGAAAAGGCTATAAAAGCAATGTCGTCAAAAGAATATGCGGCAACAACTAAAGCAAAACGCAAGGCGACTAAAGCAGGCAAGCAGTTTTCCAAGCAACCGAAAAAAATTGCAAAGAAGACGGCAAAGTACAGGTGATATAAATGGCAGTAGTTACTCCAGCTTTACCAGAAATATTCGAAGAAGCGTTTGAGCGAGCTGGTTTAGAGATGCGGTCTGGTTACGATCTTAAACAAGCAAGACGTTCCTTAAACCTAATCACCCTAGAATGGCAGAACAGGGGGCTAAACCTTTGGACGATAGAAGCAGGAACACAGGCTTTAACTGCTGGCACTGCCACCTATACTCTTCCAACTGACACAATTGATGTAATCGAGTTGACGCTTAGAACAGGGACTGGGGTCAATCAGACAGACACCAATGTAGAGCGTATCAGCGTTTCTACATACTCTCAGCAAACCAACAAAAACACGCAGGGCAGACCAACCCAAGCGTTTATACAAAGGCTTGCGACCTCAACTACAGCTACCCTATGGCCTGTCCCAGATTCTGTTGATACTTATACACTGGCGTTTTTTAGACTGCGCGGTATAGAGAGTATTAGTGAGGGTGTCACAGGGACGGCAGACATGCCTCCAAGGTTTGTGCCATGTTTAGCGGCAGGACTGGCTTACTATATTGCAATGAAAAGACCAGAGGTCAATGATCGAGTATCTGCGTTAAAACAAGAATACGAATTCCAGTTTGAGTTAGCGGCTGGAGAAGACCGAGATACATCGACGATATCATTCGTGCCATTCAATACATTCTATGGTGCTGGAGGATGAAATACTCCAAGGCAAGTAAAGCATTTGGATTCTGTGACCGCACAGGATTTCGTTACCCTCTCAATCAGTTGGTGACAGAGATGCGTAACGGTATCCCAACGGGATTCAGGGTGGGGAAAGACGTTGTTGATCCAGACCATCCACAGAATTTTTTGGGAAGGGTCGCCATTAGTGATCCACAATCATTACTGAATCCGAGACCCGATAGAGCCAAAGATTCTTTAATTGTTTCTTTTCCGAACTTGAATCAAGATACTCTTGATCCGCAGGGTTCACCTGCTGGGCTTAGTGTGTCAGTAGGCACTGTAACGATTAGTATCACTTAACAAAGGAGTAACTATTATGGCTAAGATGCCGATGAAGAAAGATCCAAAGACGGGCAAAATGATTCCAGCATTTGCTATGGACGGCAAGGGTAAGATGCAGAAAGGTGGTCAAATGAAAAAGGCCAAGGGTATGTCTAAAGGTGGCGTCACCAAGAAAAAGGTTGGCGGCGCTATGGCTATGAAAAAAACCAAGGGCATGGCAAAAGGCGGGGCGGCTAAAAAACAAGCTGGTGGCGCTATGGCTATGAAAAAAACTAAAGGGATGGCTAAGGGCGGTGTTGCTAAAAAACAGATTGGCGGCATGATGAAAAAGACCAAGGGTATGGCGAAAGGTGGAGCTACCAAAAAAGTTGGTGGTGGAGCTATGAAGAAGTCCAAGGGCTATCAAGCTGGCGGTAAAATGAAAAGAACCAAAGGCATGTCTAGAGGTGGCGTATCTCGCGGCATGGGTGCGGCGACCAAGGGCGGAAGATATAGTCGGAGCAGTTGATGTCCTATTTGATATCAAATTGTCCGTCATTCAAATGCTGGGTTCGCAGGGAGTTCACCTGCAATCATCAGCAGTATCATGGACAGTTTCTACACGCCTTGGCGTTTGCTGTGAATACTATCCCTGACAGGTCTTTGACTTTTCAGGTTGTTTTTACAGGCTGTGAAATAGATGATCCTGAATCAGGGATTGATGAAAATATTCACGGCGGAGCTATGTGGGCAAGAATGCCGATAGAGGCATTGGTTGCAGACATACCTTTAGAAGAGTGGCCTGAAAGAATGGAAGATCATCTGTGTCAGCCTTGGGACTGCGAGTCCAGAAATCATTCGGTGATAGTTATGGACCGAGTCAGCTCAAGCCCGTGGATAGCAAAAATAGATGGTGAGTTTTATAACTCACGATATATGTTTACTGTCGATTACACAGAAAATGAAATAGCTGACTCAGCCGATCAGCATAAGCAGTCTCATGTGATGTACTTAACAGAGGGTCCGTGGGAGGGTAATATCGTAGCGTTGCCTAATAACAGGGTTAGAGCAACATCTCCTGCACTATGGAGGACTGGAGAGGGGGCGCCTGATTTCGCACCTAGTCAGTATCTTCATTCTGCCGAAGGACACTCTAGTTATACTGACCCTGCAATTACTTTTGATAACTTGTATCAGGAATAGTATGAACTACACGGAGCTGACCCAAGCGGTAAAGGATTATACGGAGAACGATGAGACAACTTTTGTTTCACAAATCCCGACCTTTGTTCGTCAGGCAGAGGAGCGAATCAACCGATCTGTCTTGATACCCGACTTACGTCGAAACGTCACAGGGACCACTACTTCAAGTAATCGATTCGTTAACACCCCCAGTGATTTCCTTGCGGTGTTTTCTTTTGCTGTTGTAGATAGTTCTAGCAAGTACCAATTTCTGCTCCCGAAGGATGTCAACTTTTTAAGAGAGGCTTACCCTCAGACCACAACAACAGGGACCCCTGTTTATTACGCGATATTCAATGATGAGAGCTTCATTGTTGCCCCTACACCGAATGCCAATTACACGGTGCAACTTCACTACTACTATGATCCACCATCTATCGTGACCAGTGCTACAAGCTGGCTAGGAGACAACGCAGAAACAGTGTTGCTGTATGGCACTCTGCTTGAGGCGTATTCGTTTATGAAGGGAGAGCCTGACCTAATCAACCTGTACGGGAAAAGATACGAAGAGGCAGTCGCGCAACTTTATAATTTAGGCAAAGGATTGAACAGATCCGATAGTTATCGCAACGGCGAGTCGAGGGTAGTAGCGCAATGATGACAGAAGGCTTAGGTATGCCTGTACCAAAAGTAACAGTTGTTACCACGGAAAGCAGAGGGCATACACCAGAAGAGTTTGCGGACATGACTGTGGATAAAATTATATCTATCGGTGACAAGGTTAATCCTGTCATCCAGCAACAAGCGTTGGCGTATAAAGAGCAGATAAGGCTCACTTTGATAGAGGCGTTCACAAGGGCCATGATTTCAGAGCGGACCACACTGTATAATTTGTTTGCAAAACAAGGCCATGAAGACATGGCAAAAATTATAAAGGGGTTATAGATATGGCAATTTCTCAGGCAATCTGTACATCATTTAAGGTTGAGTTGTTGACTGGGACACATAACCTTACGAATGGTCAACACAGCATCAAGGCGGCTCTGTTCACTTCAAGTGCAACTTTGAGTGCGTCGACTACAGCATATACTGCACCATCGGATGCAACGGCAGATCCAACAAACACTCACGAAGTAACAACAACAAGCACTAATTACACAGGAGGAGGTAATGCATTAACCAATGTAACGCCAACCGCTTCCAGCACGACAGCTATCGCAGATTTTGTAGACCTAACATTCTCTAATGTTTCGTTAACAGCGAGAGGCGCTCTTCTGTATAACACCAGTGCGTCAAACAAAGCGATTATGGTGCTTGATTTCGGTGCAGACAAAACCGCAACGACAGGGGACTTTACCATTCAGTTCCCAGCGGCAGATACGTCCAACGCTATTATCCGAATAGCTTAGGTATGAATTATGTCAGCCAGTAATATCAATGGATGGGGTCGGGGTACATGGGGTGAGGCCGCATGGAACGAAGACTTGGTCGTTTCTGTTACTGGCGTTGCACTAACCCTTTCTCAAGGAGACGAGACAGCAAGAGCAGAAGCATCGATGACTGTCACGGGTATCGGGCTTACGTCGTCCCAAGGCAATGAGTCGGTCACAGCGGGATCGACGCAAGTAATCACGGGTATATCTTTGACTGCATCCCAAGGGGATGAGTCAGTAACCGCTGACTGCAATCTATCTTTGACGGGCGCTTCTGCTACCATATCAGCAGGTTCAGTGACAGGAAGAGCAGGAGCAGGGGCCAGTGTTACAGGAACTGAACTGACATCAAGTCAGGGAGGAGTTTTTGTTTGGAGTGAATTAGTGACTACCCAAACACCGAACTATACAGATATAAGCACAACGCAAACACCTGACTGGAGTGAGATTGCGGCATAAAAGTGCAACTGAACTTTATGAGGAACACACATGGCTAGTACCTTTGTAAATGACCTCCGATTGGAGGAGATGGCAACAGGCGAAAACTCAGGGACATGGGGTACAAAGACAAATACCAGCCTTGAGTTGATTGGTGAAGCACTGGGCTTTGGCACAGAAGGTATCACCACAAACGCCGATACTCATACCAGCACGATAGCAGATGGTGCGACCGATCCAGTTCGAGCGATGTTTGTTCAATACACAGGAACATTAGATTCAGCTTGTACGATTACAATCGCTCCAAACACCGTGAGTCGTGTCCACATTATCGAGAACGCAACCAGCGGCTCTCAAAACATCATTATCAAGCAAGGCTCAGGCGCAACCGTCACTATACCGAACGGAAAGACTTCTATTGTTTATCTGGACGGTGCGGGTAGCGGTGCGGCAGTTGTAGATGCTCTTACTGATTTAAACATTGCTGGCACATTCAACGCGGCAAGCGATATTGTTTCTGCTGGCACAGTACAGGCAACGGGTGACACAGCGGCAGGGGATGGAGCCGCGATGGGTTTCACTTCTGCTGAAGGTTTGATTCTGACGGGGCAGGGGTCTACGAACGATGTCACCATCAAAAATGACGCTGATGCAGATGTCATAGAAATCCCAACCGGAACAACAAACGTGACTGTTGCGGGAGCTTTGACGGCT